TCGCAGTCGTCGAAAAACGGGACACTGCGCCAATGGTGCAATCACTACACCGCCGCAGTCCATCGTTTAGACGGTTCAGGAGGACGAACCCACGGTCAAACGGCTCAATTTACGGCGCAAATTGGCTTTCGGTGCGTCGTTTAGCCTCCTTCACTATGCAACCCTTGGTTCAACAGTGCGCAACCCAACAGGCTCGCAGTCAAGCGTTTAGGGGGTCGGATTGGGTCGTTTCGGCGCAGGATTCGGCGCACTTTTTCACTATTGAACCGTTGGTTGGGTAGTCAAGGCCCGTTTCGACTTTGCGCAGAACGGTCTAAACGGGACACTGCGAGGCTAAAAAATTGTGCGCAGGTGGTCGCAATTTATGCGCAAAAGTCGCCAAAAGTATGCGTAGTCGCCGCCCCACGACACGCCAACCCCCGCAAATAATTTTCCGCAAAAAACTGGAAATAAGCGTTATATCACCAAAAACTGACATATTTTTTGTTAGAACGCTTATTTTTCTTTTGTTTTGCCGTATTCCACTGCGACATATCGGTTTGACCTGCTATCATGGGCGTTTCACGGTTCAGGCTGGACTTAAATTGGTCTATGGCGTGCGCTAAAGCCATCACAGTGTCGTTGTGTCGGCCTTTATCGGTGATGTCGCCGTCTTTCCAAGCGTGTGATTCCAATTCGTCAAGCAAAATTGACATAACTCGACGGGTTTCATCGTCGCCAAACGGGATTATGACTCGTTCTTGCTCAAACCACACACGAAGCCGGTTAAGAAGTCCTTGTTTGAGCGTTTTGTTGCTGACTTTGCTCATTTTGATGTCGAGCGTTAATCCTTCTTGCGATATGAGGGATTTGTATAGGCTTTGAAAGCCAGCCGATTCAAATGCGAATCTTGGCGATTTAAATGCGTCGTTGAAGTCTGCAATTTGCCGTATTTGCTTTGGAGGCGGGAAGTCGTTGCGCCGCCACATATTGACAATGTGAATATTGCCATCTGCGTCTTGTCGAAGCACAATCATTACTGAATAGTCCTGTCCGATACCGTGGCTTGGGTCAAAACCAATGACATAAGTGCCTTCGTGCAATTTTTTGTTTTGCAGTGTAGCATCCATGTTTAGGTTTTTGCGAGTCAAAGTCTGCGGAAACACGGCTGAATCATCATCCACTACTTTGCACAAGTATTCTTGCGCAAAGGCTAATTCGCCAATTGCTTGTTTTTGTTCAAGAAGAAAGTCAAGAGGGCGTTCACTTTCCCAAAGACATTCAGGTTTTACGCTTTCAGGGTCGTTTCTCCATTCATCATAATTTGTGATAGCGCCTTTTTGCCATGTTATCCATGATTCATTGTTTAGCATTTCAGTATGATACAGGTCATTCATGCTCATTGGCGTTCCAACACAATAAAGTGAGGTCTGCGGAGACAACATAGGCGTTAATTTTTTGCGAAACCACTGTTGAACAACATCATAGGACATATCGTTTTGGTCGTCCAGCACATCGTCAAGAGCAATAGCGGCAGGGTGTTCACCACGAATACCCGAACCAACCGAGGTTGCTTTAATCCAAGCACCATTTGTTAATCGCAACTCAAAGCGATTTCCTTTTGTAGTGTCAATCATGCGGGACAATTCGGGATGCCTTTTAAGGTCTTGCCTAATTTCTTCTAAACGGTTGATAGCCAAGTCTTTGTTTGCCGAAAAAAGCCAAATGGTGAACGGTTTGTTGCGCCACTTTTCAAAAAGCAATTGATGAAGAATTTTTACACGCAAGGTTGTGGACTTGCTATGGTCGCGAGGTGCGATAATGCAAACACGGTGAACCTGTCGGTCGCCCCGGTCGCCGTAAAGGTGAAGCCAATCACCGATATGGTCGCCCCATTTGTAGCCAAGCCATTCATAAAAGTGCTGAATGTCGTATTTGCTACGCTCAAGGTGAAATGTCGTCATCAATCGCATGATTATCACTTTCTTCCATCTGACTTTTAAAGAAGGGGATTCCGCACCATTCCATAAGAGCAAGTGTCATTGGTTCAATTTCTTGACGCTCAAGCATAATAGAGATAATGCTATCGCCTGTAAAAATGTTCATCGAAAGAAAATCACCGCCTGCATCAAGCAAACGAATGTCTTTTTCATTACTCGTCCAAATAGGCATTTGCATCACGACCATTTAGTGCATTTAACATTCGCAAACCATGTCTTAAGTCCGTAAAGGCTTGAATATCACGGGTTTTAGGGTCAAGAATAACCATCGGACTTGTTGGACGCTCACGGGGGAACCCGCACATTTCACCGAAGGTATCAATGATTTTATATGCGCCCGGTCGAACAGACCATCGTTCAACGCCATGTCGGGTAAAAGGAACAACGGAAGGTGTGTGATGATGTCCGATAACGCCAATATCAAAGTCGCATTCGCCATCGTCCCACATTTTCTTGACAACTCGGCTTGGGTCAAGGTTTGAATTGCCTCGTCGCTTATGTCGAATAGATAGGTGGTATGCAACCTTTCCGTGAACCAAACGGATATTTAATTCATGTTGATGATACAAAACGCCGTTTTCTTCAACCATTTTCTTAAGTGGGTCATAATCAGTCATACCCGAAGTCCAAAGGTCGTGGTTGCCTGCTACAACGGCCATAAGTGAAGATGCGCTCATGTTAATGTAATGTTCGCAAAGTCGCCATTGAATTGATGGAGGAATGCGTGCTTTCATGGCTGGTCGTGGTTTATCAATGATAAAGTTGTCTATGTAGTCGCCAGCATGAATCACATAGCAGTCGGGATGATTTACAATTAACTCCGTGTCTTTTCGCAAACGCTCATGGTCGCAAAATGAATTGCCGATGTGTTGGTCGCTTTGGAAAGCGATGCCAATGTATCTATCACTGTTGCTAATGTGAATTGTTGCCCATCGTGCATCCTCTGTTGCTTCAATGGCCTTTTTGGATTGTGCTTCAATGGTCGCCCACAAATCTTCAATGGACTGAGATTCTTTTTTCAGTTGATTGACGATAAAATCAGGATTCTTAAATTCGGTGATTGCGTTTCTTTCATGTGCGCGAGTTATGCGGTGCGTCCAACCAGCAACGCTAATTTCAGGGAATCGTCGATTAAGAATGCGTGCTAATCCAATGGTTTCTCCATCCCACACTTTAGGTATGTGTGCGTCATAGTCAATCTTTTCAATGGTTGGGAAAAAGTCAGGGTTTTCATGTGCAATAAGTCGCAAACGATAACGGTTTGCTTCAATGCTTAAGGATTCAATGACAGTTGCCATGTGCCGAGCAAAACCTGCCATGTTTCCTTTGTAGTGTCCGATTTCCGCACGAACCGCTTCCATGTAGTCGTCTTTTTCCATGTTGATAGCATAGAGCGTTTTCCTTTATTAAGGGTCGCTTTCGTTAATTCTTTCAACGGCCTAAAAATAATTCAGAAAGAATAAAATGCGATACTGCTCTAAAGTTTGATTTATTTTTTATTATGTTGTAAGGTATTCAAAATTATTCTGTTTTTTTTCTAAAACACCTTATACATAAAAAAGAATAATGACGATTCGCTATACTGCGTCCGTTTAATTATTTCTCAATTCTTTTTTTCGTCTTGAAAGAATTGCTTTTGCCACGAAAAAATAGAAGCCCAATTCTAAAATCACCAGCAAAAAAATAGAGAAGGCTTCAAATATCATCCGTGTCATAAAGAAAAAAGCCGTTTTGTTTTAAATACATGACGGGGGAATACCTTGATAAGACAAAGACAGGTATTAAGCAGTTATGGCTCGTTTTTCTCTTTTTGGACGGCGTAAAAACGAACCTGCCGAACAAGGTGTTGTCTTTTTGACAAGCGAAGATGTGCGTCATAGTGTGCAACACCGCACGCCTTTTCAATTGATGGCTGGTATGTCTGACATTGTTCGTGAAACCAACACACTGCGAGATGATACCAATTTTGACAACGACTTTTACCTCTTCGATGAAATGCTCAAACTTGACCCTGAATTGAACGGGGCAGTCCGTGCAGTTGCGCTTACAGCAAATAACTACACCATCAATTATAGGAACGCACGCAACGCACGCATACGCAACGCTATTCAAGACCTAATTCAGCGTATTGACTTTGATGACATTCTTATCAACACAATGCGCAACCTACAAGTGTATGGGAATGACATCAATAAATTGGTTGGGACTTCCCGTGAAGGCATTACCGATGTTCAAAACCTTCCAATTGCTCAAATCACCATTCTTGACGACCGAGGAAAAAACGACACCACTGATGAAAACGACCCTGTTATCACTGCCGAGCGATATTTTCTTCGAGAAGGCGAAACAACCGAGCAAGAGTTTCCTGCCGATGAAATCCTGCATGTGCGAATGGATTATCGCAGTCATTGGTTCACAGACAACGAAGCCCGTGTGACATACGGTATTTGGGGTTCATCCCGTTTTACTTCGCTTAAGCAGGCTATTCGTGCAAAATATAATAGCATCAACAACCGAATAGCCCTTGAGGATGCTATGACAAAGCAATACATCACTATTGATATGAAAGCCGTCGAACACATCACCAATCCCGATGAACAACGAACACGGCTTTTGCATATTATGAATCAAGTCATTGAAACAATGGAGAACCTGCGTGGCGACCAAGTGCCAATTTTCCCTGAATATGTGAAAATCCAACACATAGACCAGCGAAGTGCTTTGCCGGATTCATCTTCATTCCTTGATAACATCAACGCCGATATTGCCGCCGTTCTGCAAGTCCCACGGGTTGCCGCAGGCCAAGAGAAGGGAAGCACCTTTGCCGCCTCATACACGGCAAATCTATGGGCCGCAAACGCTATTCGCCGTATGCAAAGCATCCTTAAGCAGTCTGTTATGGATTTGTTTAGCCGACACTTGACACTTCTGCGCATAACGCACACAATGTCCGACCTTCCCGCTCTTGAGTTTGAGCCAATTGACGAGGAAACACGACTTAACAAAATGCAACGGGCTAACATTGGCTACAACGCAGGCATCCTTAGCCTTAATCAAGCACTTGAAATTGTTGGTGAGCCAACCGAAACAAACGGCGATGTGCGCAAAGAAGGTGGTTCTGCGCAAAATGGTGAATTGCCAAGAGAAAACAGTCAAGACGGCGCAACAAATATGAAAGAGGACGAACAGAATGACGAATGACCTTGATGATGTGTTGAGCCGTGACACAGACGGCAAACTGAATTGGGTTGTTGGCGCAATCACTGAAGTCCAAAATGATGTATCGACCATCAAAAACAACCACTTATTCCACATTGAAAAGGATATGGCACTACTGAAAAAAATCGTTGGGGGAATTGTGATTTTTTTAATCAGTGCATTTACAGGAATACAGGTGATGTAATATGGCGCATAAAGACTCCGTGAACGACCGCATGATTAAATGGACGGCCCTGCCAGCAGTATATTTGTGGCTTGCGGCAAGTGGCGCAGTAGTGGCTATGGGTATCGCCAAGCCCGATGTTGTTCTTGAAAACATTGAAGGTTTTATCGCCCTTATCGCAATTATAGGTGGAACGGCACAGCCAGCCTTCGCAACTATGCTTGAGTTGTGGAAACAAGAGCAACAGACTGAAACAGAATTGCACCCATCTGTTATTGAATCCCAAACCCGTGTTATGGAAGCCCGTGCAGAATTAGAGCGTCAAATGGCTCTTAAGGCTCAAGAACATAAACACATTATGGATGCCGAAGAACGCCGAGCAAAAATACAGTTGGTTGCAGAAGGAAAGGCAGTTTTTAAGAAAAAGGACAGTGAGTAAAAATGACCGACAAAGAAACCGTCGAGGCTCTGCAATATGGGCGACCGGGCAAAAATGACCCACGCAAAACTCCCGCCAAGCCAAGTGAACGGCGCAAAGGCTCAAAGAAAAACAAACCGGGTTCTGCAAAGAAACCAAATAAGAGTATCAAGGTTAGCAAGGAAACGGAAGCCCGTTTGCGCAAAATGATGACTGAACACAACAAAAAGGTTTCCGCTAAAGGAAAAGGCTCAAAGGCCAGCATGGGTCGTCTAAAGTCTGTTTATCGTCGTGGTGCTGGTGCATTCTCTCGAAGCCACGCACCGAATATGTCCCGTGGTGGTTGGGGTATCGCACGGGTAAAGGCTTTTCTTTATTTGCTACGCAACGGACGACCAAGCAACCCAAACTACAAACAGGATAATGACCTTCTTCCTAAATCGCA